TAATTGGGAATGATTCCTGCCTCCTTGCCTGCCTCCTTCGCCTCATTGACCGATCGCACGTAGTCGACCACTGCCTGAGAGAATTCCTTGTTGTTGACGTAATGGACTGATGCCCGTTTTTCCTTTAGCGTTGCCATGCCGTTATTCTACCATATCCGGGAGGTTTGTACACCTAAAAGTGATAAGAGGCCAAAAATAGTTTCACTGTCGTGAATTATATGGTGTACATACCAGGAATTTATGGTATAATACTACTAGATCAAGCTGCTGTTAATTGTTCCAATTTCGATTTGGATATTGATTCTTCAAGTTAGACCAATCAAACCCTTTATCCTCTTTAAGGATATCATCGTCCTCTGGCACCACTAAGGTTGAATCCAAGGCATCTGCTAGGTCGGCAAACTTATTTACTAGCAAGGCATCACAGTATTGCTTCTTCAAGGCAATCGCGGCTTTGGATTCTAGCATGATTGACGTTCGATAAACGATCACTGATTCACCGATGCCATACGGTGTAAAAGGAATCATAATAGTATGTATATCGCCGATCATGACGTTGGTGATGACTCTCTTTAGCTCCATCACGTTGCTCAACTCGATGGCATTCTCATGAGCATCAAGTAACTTACCAATGATCTGGGCACCGGTACTCAAGGCATAGACACGAATATTCATTCGCTCTAGATCTTCATAGAATTCCTTACTCAACATAGCAGGTCGATCTCATATAGTTTGTAGTCAAAGGATTCCTTAGCATAGATCTTAACTCTATCTATCGCGTGCTGCATCGTGTAGTTCTTGGCTTTTTTCCAGGAGAAGTTATCGGAGATGTCAAAGACGGTGGTTCCCCTGCCATCATCAGACTTTCGTAGTCCTCGACCAATGCTCTGTAATACCCTGATCTGGCTTTTCGTTGGCGCAGCGAATATAATCTGATGTAGATTCTTGACATTGATTCCTGTACTAAACGTACCAACACTGGCCACAATGATTGCATCTTTTTCTTTTTCTGTAATTTCTCGGATTCTTTCTCGCTCGTTGACATCGGTAGAGCCAGAGACAAAAAAGACCTTACGATCACCTTTGACTTTTGCCTTGATCATATCATAGAGAGGCTTTCCATGTTTCTGCACTAGGTTATATAGCACTAACGAATTGCCTTGCTGATCCACCGCCAGGTTTGTAATGAATCGATTGCGGGCATCACAAGAGACGATGAAATCAATCTCATCCTTATAGTCCATCTTACTGACGATCTTTCGAATCTCATCTGAATACTTTAAGACAAGACATTGAACCTTCAACGCTGCCAAGGTATTTGAATCCATTAGCGCCTTGGTCGTCGTGACCCTCTTTACAGGTCCAAAGTTTCCGGTAAGCACAAGCTCATGGACTTGAGTATTGTCTAAGGTGCCAGTGGTGCCTACTCTAAAGCGAGCATTGACCAGCGCAGCCATGATTGTATTCAACGATTTAGCCTTGAAAAGGTGTGCCTCATCTCCGATCACCATACCGAATTGAAGGAACCATGATTTAGGCAGCGTGATGGCACTTTGCCATGTGGTGACTACGACGCGTGAGGAGAAGTGAATCTTTTCTTTTCCGGAATAGATCTTGTGCACATCGATGTCTGCCTCGAACTCTGCATCTCGCTGTGAATAGTCCGCGAAATCCTTAGTCATCTGCTCAACTAGACTTGTAGTCGGGACAATGATGATTGCCTTTTGATTTTCATCCGATGCATGATCCAGGAACCAGCGAATCATAAGATAGATGATCAACGATTTTCCAGAACCAGTAGGAGATATGAGGAGCGCTCTGCTTTCCCTCATCGCATGGGTGAAGGCATCGATCTGATAGTCTCGAGGCTTAATCTGGTTGTTGCCACCAGTAATAGTCAAAGCGTCAATGAACGACGTCAATCGATCCATCGAAGGCACATCAGATGAAAGCAAAGAATCGTCTAGCTTGATTTCATAGCCACGCTGTTTGGCAAACTCGGCCAGATGAAACAATAGTCCATAAGGCAACGTATTCGATCTCTGATCAAAAAGTCTTATTTTTCCATCCCATAATTTATTTTTAAATGCCGGAATAAATTTGTAGCCCTCGGCAAAGAAAGTAAAGAACTCGCCGATCTCCATCAAGAGACCCGAATCCTTCGACTCGACCACAACGATCGATTCATTTTTCTTTCTTACCGTGATCATATGTTAAAATCCAGAGGTGAACTTCTTGAAGTCAATGATATTCTTGATATTCGAATGCCTCCACTTGATGTTGTCCATAATATCCTGAAGGGTCTCGACGATCACCTTCTGATAGTCGATCTGTGCCACGAGTTTGCTTATGTCGCTGTCAGTGGAGTAGAACATATCCATGTCACCCTTCATTGGTTTTGCCATTCCATCAAACGGATCATACTTCCATTGACGCTCATCCATATCGGCTTTGGTCATCTTGCCATTATAGTAGAGCCACTTGTCTTTCTTGAGCGCGATGAGCTGAGATTCCCTTCTCTTCAGCTGAAGCTTACTGATGCTAAAAACTTCAAGGTATTTTGCATGAAGTTTGGCGCTCTTCATAGAGGTTTCATCGAGGTTAATATCGTCGATGATCGAGTCTTCTTTCCAATCCTTTAGGATATCATCAAGTGTCATACTATGATTTATACACTCTTCAGGAAATAAAACTCATGGTGTCAAATCTGAATGTCACGTCTGCCTGAAGATATTCAATGTCGCCGTTTTGTGTGTTGAACTCCACTCCGTTCAAAGAGACAGGAAACGCGCTGGTAAACTTCACTTGTTTGTTGACTTTACTTTTGCTCGACATGATATTAAGAATCATATCGCAAAACTCTAATTTACCGGCAGATACCGAATTTATATTCAACCAATCGAAGATCTCATTATAGTTGTTCATGTCTTCATCTATCAACATCCGCACGTTTAGCGTATCGTACATGATTTTATCGCCAGGCATATATCCTTGTCTGTTACGAAACGAAGTAGTGACCTCGGCGTTATTGACGGTAGGAAGAATGACCGATGTGATAAAGTATTCGACGTTACCATATTTGGTCGAATCCATCGTCAATTTAAACCCGATCGGAGTTAAGAAATTACGATTGCTTGTCAGTGAACTGCTCATGAATCTATTTATTCAAAGACAAAAAAAGGGGATCCTTCTTTCGAAGGATCCCCCAAACTGAGAACTAAAATTAAATTTTAGTCTCGAGGTTTAATTACGCACCATACGGCGAAGGAGAAACACCGCCGAGGCCAGTGATTTCAATCTTACGGAAGTATTGGTTGCTGTTACGGTGACCAAGCACTGAGGTAGAAGTACCTTCAACATTGGAGGAAGTAACTGCACCACCAGCAAACGGGTTAGCAACGAGACCATAACGAGTCTTGAAGCCGATCTTCGGCTGGAAGCTGTTAGGATCGACGGCGCGAACCATCGTCAATGGAACGTATGGGCAATAGAACAGACCCGCGTCGTAGTTGTTCGTGCCGCGGAAACCGACAGTAGCATAATCGGTAGTTGCATAAGGGTCAACGAAGACCTTCATGCGACCATTGAGAATACCTGCGAAGGTATTGCCAGTGTCGTCGACGTTGAGGTTGGTGCTGAGAGCAGGAGCATAAGCAAGGACACCAGCGGCGGCCAGAGCGGAAGCAACGTTGCTTGAGCAAACAACGAAGTTACCCTTGCCACGACGTGTGTCTTTAGCGATACGGTTAGCTTCGACTTCCAATTGGAAGAGCAAGCCTTTGACCTTTTCGAGGAACCAACGACCGTCGGCTTCTGTGTCGAGGTCGAATGTACCGGAACCTTGGATCACTGCGTCGGTTGAAGCAGATGGGAAGTTGACTTCGTTGTAGGCTGCATCGAGAACGCCACCAAACTTAGCCTTCGAATTCACTGTGTTGATGATTTCGCGGTTAATTTCAGCAAGGATTTCGGTTGACAGGATGTTAGCCAATTCGCCTTCGGCATCAAGACCGTGAACGGCCTTAAGGTCTTGTGCGAGTTCCATTGTGTACTCGGCTTTCAGGGCGCGAGTAACAGCAGTAACGGTTTGCTTCTCGATGGTGAAGCCCATGTTGCCGAAGCCTCCGCCGTCGCCGGTAGCGCCTGTGCCGGAAGCATTGCTAGTGAGTGCTTCACCGTCTGAGGTAGCAAGACCACCACGACGAAGACCACCTTCACCAGTTTCACCAGCAACTGAGCCGGAGAATGCGGTGTCGATCGTGTTCATGAAGGCTTCCTTCGTGACGCCGGAACCACCATAGTTTTGATAGTTGCTCTTCATTGCGAAGATAAGGCCTGTAGGCATGTTCATCGGTTGGACCGAGGCGATGTCATAAGCGATCAGGTTAGGCATTGCACGACGAACCAGAGCAATAAGGACAGGATCCCAGTTGCTGACGGCCGAGGTACCAGTGGCTTCACCGAGGAAACCGGCTTGTGAACGCTCTTCTTGAAGGGCACGCTCTTGGTTTTCGAGCATCACCGAAGTGATGGCGCGACGATAGTTGTCTTTGAAAGCAGGAGCGTCCTTGGCTTCAAGGATCGGGGCCCACTTCTTTTCGAGTTGTTCTGAATTAAACATAATAGTTATTTCTAGTTGTTGGTTATTGGTTTGGGGTGTGTCTCTCTCAAATTAACCTTTAGCTGTTGCTAAACGAGACACGGCGGTTAAATACTTAGCCATCGACGGAGAGATCTCATTTGAGAAATCTTCACCTTCGACGATCGTTTCGATTGTTTCATAAACGGAATCACTTGATTCCTCGAGTGCTTTAACGTTGTCTTTGTTGGAGAAATAAGCTTCCTTGATTGTTTCCACCTTATTGCGGAAAGTATCTTCGGAGACGAATTCAACATCTTGAACAAGGTTAGCAAGTTTTGCGGCTTGTGTATCAGCCAAGGTCAGTGCGGCTTCGGCAAGAACCTTTTCACGAACGAGCACTTCGACTCTTTCGCTCAAGACCGTTGCATCGGCTTGTGCCAGGGCTGCTGATTCCTTGAGACCTGCAAGCTCGACTTCCAATTCGGAGACGAGATCTTTTTTGCTCTCAGGAACTTCAATATAGTTTTCAACGAACACAGTCTTCAGAGCACCGATAAAGTTCTCTGCGATTTCTGCGCGAAGACCGCTTTCGATAGCGACCTTGTTGTCTTCTACCCATGATTCAACCACGTATGTCAAGTAATTGTCAACCTTTTCAGCGAGGTCCTCACGCACTTGTGCGGTCTGCTCGGAGAGTTGGGTTTCGAATTGCTCGGCAAGTTTTTCTTTTTCTTCACGAATTTTGGAAGTAACAGCAGCCTCAAAAATGATGGCAGCCTTTTCTTTGAAGGACTCGGTAAGATTAGCTTCAGATTCAGTCAGAGCTGCAAGATCAGCTTCGTAAGATTCATTCTTAGTTGGCTCTTTGAAATCTTTCAAAGCTTTTTCAATTTCTGCTTTACGCGCATCCTTATATTTTTGATGAGCAGCGTCTGAAGCATCATTTAATTTAGACAATTCTTGTCTAACTTTATCATAATTATCCGTGCCTTTTGCAGCAGGAAGCTTCTTATACGCAACTTCATTTGCTTGTGAATGAATTTTATCATACGCATCATACAATTTACGAACCGCATCGCTCATAGGAACGTTGCGAGCCGCTTTTTGATATGCTGGAGTAGATTTCGGTCCTTCAACAGCTCCAAATTCGATCAGAGCAGCTTCTTCCAAAGTTTCTTCTTCAGTTGCTTCTTCTTCCAGAGTGACTTCTTCAGTTTCCACAACTTGTTCTTCGGAAACGATAGTCGATTCCTGTTCAAGCTCTAGTCCTGCAGCAAGTTGCTCTACGGTGACATCTTCGATGATGTCTTCTAATTGTGTATTTTCTTCCATAGTAGTTTAACTTTCTTTTGTTTTAGAGGTTGGAGAGGAAATCGTTAAAGATTCTCAATTGAGCCTCAGCGAGGTTCGAAGAAGTTGCTTTTCTGATTTCAGTCTCATAATTTTCAATCTGTTGAGGTTTGAAAATGCCATTCTCATGAATCCAAGAAACACCTTCCATGATGCCATTGACGAATGCCGATGGAGCAGAAGGATCCTGGACGATGTCAACCGTTGCCAGTATGAAATCGTTTTTTACACTCGAAGAGCCGTTTCTGTTTTCAACGGTTCCCATACCACGACTTGAGACGCCTAGGCGAACACCGCCTTCAATAAGACCTTTCACGATTTTTCCCATCGGGGTGTTCAGTATAAGCGCCTTTCCAACAACGTCATCACCGACCCATTTGAGTTCGGTGATGCGATGCGAAACTTTATCTAAATTGATTGTAGGACCATCAGGGTGATTCAATTCACCGACAGCACGTCCTGACATGACCTGCTCAGTCACGTACTTATTGACTGCATTACGTAAGACATCACGCGGATAGACCCGGCGATTCTTATTAAGCTTCTCGGCTTGCATGAAGACGCCTTCGATGAAGACATTCTTTTCAGTGCCAGTTTGATTATTTTCGACGACGTAATTGAGATTAGCGTCGTTATGTTCTGTGATTAATTTCATTATGGTTTTTTGACGAGATTCTTATAGAGTCCGCCTGGTCCAGCAAGTTTATTGCCTGCAGGACGGTATTTACCTAATTTATATTTGTTGTTGTATTCATCTTGGCTCATTGCGCCATGAAGAACTTTCTGAAAATCAAACTTTTGTCCGGGTGTTTGTGCTTCTTCAAGATCATCTTCCTCGCTTTCGACACCTTCTTTTTTGACTGGAGATGATAGCATTTTAGCAATGAAAGGAGAACCGGCATTGGTCTTATATTGACCTAACTTCCATTTCTTATTGTAATCATCCCGCTTCATTGCACCTGCCATGACTCGATCGAAGTCACTATTTTTGGCTCTCTCTTGTTCCGGAGAAAGATTCGATGCTTCTTCGAGAGTTTCTTCTTCGCCTTCGGTACCTTCCATCACGTAGATGTAGTCGATGCCTTTTGATTTGGCCCATTCACGAGCTTTTTGTTTGGCATCGGCATATGAACCGTTGAAGCTAAACTCTTGTCCTTTGTCTCCGCCTTTTGACGAGCTGCTGAAGAACCATCCGCCTCGCCCTTTAGGCTGCTTAGAATGTGAACGAACATAACGCTCAGAAGAAACCCGAACTGCTTCGTC